TGTACCTAGATGTACCTACACCGTAATCACGAATATCGACTATTGCACCACCACTCGTATAAGACTCAAGATACACCCACACACCAACTATATAATATTTTGACGTATCTAATGGATAATCGTAATTTTTATAAATAGCCGAAGTATTGCTACTTATTGTAAATTTAATAGAGTTTATTCCATCCTTGACTTGTGTAGTTGATAAGGAGTAAACACCTGACCCACCCGCACTTGTAAAGGGTGTTAAGCTTTCACACCCACCATCCCTACCCAACAAATTAACCAACGTATTCCCATAAAATTCAATGCCCAACGGACTTGCTTGGTCAGAATTTAGAACATTTAAACCATGCACGAGTACTTGCTCTTGTTGGGCTTGTAACAATTGTTCACCGTGTATCTCACGTACAAGCGTACCTAGCGTACTACGAGAAACGTTATCAGCACCTAACCGTGCATCAATAACCTCCGCATCAACTGTTGCACCAGATAAGATATTATCAATACGTAAGTCTTGGCTTGCATCTTTACTATTTAGCGTGTTTACTTTCGTGTTAATCTCTGTTTGGTTGTATGTTTCAATCTTCTTATACACATCAGAGCTATTCGCTTTATTGTTAATCAACACCTCTAAATCATCATCTGCAATTTCAAACTGGTTAATTGCATTATTAATTGCCGCAATACGTTCTGCATCCGTAGAGTAAACCATATTCAACGTATCAATTTGTGTTTGAATGCTAGTATCTTTTATTTTCAAATCAGATATCTCCACTTCATTAGTAGACACACGTGCTTTTGCATAGCCAATTTCATCTGTGTTTGACGTAGCTTGCGCTTGAAGACTAGTATCTTTTATTTTCAAATCAGATATATCACTATCATTACTAGTGATTTGTGACTGCAAGGCATCTACTTCATTCTGAATAAGAACTCTAATACTTGCATCCTCATTATTAACAGCAACCTGTAAGGAATCAAGTAGAGCTTTTAGGCTTTCTAATTGAGATTGCACCGTACTACCACTCACACCGGGAATTAACGTACTAGCAACAAAATCAGCACCGCTAAAACCGTCAGTACCGGACTGCAACTTATCAACAACCTCTTGCAAGAACGTCTGCAACGTAGTAGATGCAAATGGAACAATAGTTGACACGTTAATCGCATCAGCACCACTAGAAGCACCGCCGTCAGTGATTTGATTAACTAAATCAATCAACTCATTGCAACGAATAGTCAAATCAGCAAAGTTTACATCCAACTCATCAGGAGCAATAATCTGACCTAATTCAAAATCAGGGTACGTAACATTAAAGTTTAAAATCATATTTACACCTACCTCTTCCCTTTCAATTCATACTCACCGTTCACTTCATAAACACGCATAGGTTGTTTAATATCATTATCTGATAAGGCAATCCAAACTCCGTCAAGATAGTAATAATAAGCATTTACACTTGTAACAAAATATGTTAAATAGTTTAACTTAATACTGACCGCATCTAAAGAAAGAACGTCATTCACCGTACCAATGACCTCATACCCACTTGAAAACTTGATGCGCATATGACGTGCCCTACGACCAATCATGAAAGGGATACTTGCATTAATATTTCGATCTATAAAACGATCACCGTACACACTCTTACCAAAGATAGCTATTTTGTTTTCGATAATCGCAGAGTTTTTCACATCAGCATAATCTATTTCAAATGCTACACGTATTTCAGAGTCCATATCGTCAAAGGCGTGAGCAACTAAGTAAAACTCACGAAATTGTTTGTATTTTGAATTGTTATCCATTGTGAATAATTTACTCTCCCAATAAGCATAAATGGGCTTATACCCATCATCTAAATAGTCAGTAGAAAACTTAGCAACACGACCATCTTTACGACCCCAAATTAATTCATTGTTATACACGAGAGACGCATTCATGTCAACTTGATCAAACACAGTCCACGCTTGATGTCGATAAGAGTAAACAAGTGTTTTGTCCACAATATTGATGTACCAATTATCATCATCAAAGAAAGAAGAAGCACTGTCTATGCCATCATAAGTAGCGTTGATGGGCGCTTTAAATATATCAATCTTATTACTAATGATCTGTGTAGATAAAAGCTCTGTATTGGAATACCCAGGTGATAAGGCGTACGCAATGCCATCACTACCAAGAAAGAACAAGAAATTGTGAACCATACTAGCACATTTGTTATTGGTAATACCCGTATGTGTGTTAAGCTTTCGTAACGAAAACAGTTCAAAACCAAGTGCAGGATTTGATGTTTCACCTGAAATACGATATATATCATTTTTCCTTGATACGATAACGTTATCACCATAAACAACTAGTGACGTTACATTATCTGAATTAGGAGGCAATTGAAGTGGTAACGCAACAGAGAAATAAAATGGATTAGTAACATGACTCATAAACACATTATCATCATCTTCTTTATCACCAGAGATAAACACGCGACCTTTATGTGCTACAATAAAACGTGGGTGTTCAGGAAGAACATTTGCACCAAGATAAGGGTCATTCAATTCAAAAACACAAGGTTCGTAATGAACAGTCAAATTAGTATAGTTATAAATAGTTACCCCACGCACGTGTGTTTCATCTAGTGGAACAAAGTTAGTTGGTGGATTAATAACAGTGAGAACAACATTACCAATCGGTTGAGTACCAACAATTTGAACATACGTGCTTGTTGTTGACGTGAATTTACCGTAAGCACGTATCTTATCACCATCACAAAAGAAGAAACGACCTTGGTAATTAATTGCATCAATCTCACCAAGTACATTTGCCACATTAACTTGATTGATGTACACATTTGAATTGGTAGCACGGATTAACTCATCAGCACTGGTATAAGGTTTGAAAATGCCCATATATGTAATAGGAGCATTCAGTATAAGTGCATCAAATGGCTGAAAGCCTGTACGTTTTTCCAAAACATTATCTTGAAGAAAACGCATATTAAGAAGTTTTGATGCTTCATTATCTTCAATCAATAGAGCACGATTGTTTAACCCACCAGAAAAATCATTAAGCGCGAATTCCTGTCGTCGATTAGGTTTTGGAGTAGTACTCTGTACCCAAACCATTTGCTACACCTCCTCAGTAGGAATACTTGAAAAATAAACATCAGTCACGTAATCAAATGCAGTACTGTTACTAATAGCGACACCAGCCGAATCAAGAAAGACAACCTCTCCACTTTCAACTTGGGATTTTAACTCATTTAGTTTTATTTCAAACTCATTCATTTGTGTTGTTGCTTCATACTGACGCTCATCTTGCGCAAACAAACGAGAAACTGCGTAATTGGCAAGTAGATGAGCATACTTTTTAGGAATAATCTGGACAACATCTGTCTCAAAAGCAAAGTAAGGTATTTCTAGTAACTCAGGGAATACCTGCGCAAAGCGATCAATACCTTCATTTAAAAACATCGTAATGTCAGATTGACGAAATATCGTATGATTAAAATCACGGGCATGAACACGAACTTTTAATGATAGGTCTCTAAGGTTCATAACATACACCTACTCTATTTTTTTTCTACGTGATGTGCGTTTAGGCTTTGGTTTTTCAATGACGGGATTCTCCTCAACCTTATTATCAACAGTAGTAACTTTTTCCTTTTCTGCAATGTGCTTTACAATGGAGTCAACCATGTGACACAGCGCGTCTAAGCGTATCACTGTTGCGTGCAAGTAACGTTCTTGTGCGTTGACGGGTTCTGGTACGTTATTATTCAAAGTAATCTCTCCTTATATTAGAAAAAGGAGCAGGGTTTTTAAGCCCACCCCTCTACTTTATTTAAACTTATGCAATTCCTGTTGAACCGATAATTCCTCTCCAGTCACTTACACCAAAGGAATATCTCATATAACCACGGTACTTGGCAACAAAGTCATCGAACGACTCGTCCCACTTAAACTCAGGCTTTACTCTCCAGAAGAAGTTCAGTTCATGACGTGTACCATCTTGCAAGAACCAGTGCGTATCACTACCACCACCAGCAAGACCAAGATAGTCTAAAATCACAATTTCCATTCCTGACTCTTTTAAGAATTTATTCGTATCATTTAAGTTAGCACCTATGATGCGAT